GGAAGTCGCTCTTGGCAGCCTTAACCTTTTCGTCATACTGGTCTCCAAGTTTTTCGTAAGCCTTGATTTCGGGGGTCAAGTCTTTATCATCGTTGATGTAGATTTCACCATCCTCGTCGTACATATTGGCACTGTCAATGGCGGCTTCGTAGGCCTTGTCCAGCGTGTCGTGCATAGCCTTCATCTGGTCTATCGAACCGATAGCCTTCGCCTCTAGCCCACGCGCAACTTCTGCGGTGGCGGTGGCTTGCTGATACTGGTTGCCGTGAAAGATGTGTCCGGGGAGGTCGCCTTTTTGGATGAGTGATTTCACTACCGTGTTCGGGTTGGCTTCGTGTTGGGCAATAGCCGCTTTCGCAACGGCGATATCGGCTTCGGAAATAGCGGTGTTCAGTCTGTCGTAGGTGCTGGCGAACTGCTTTTGCACATCTGCTGGATTTGGAACGGTTGCGTAGTTCAGACCCGAACGGTAGTCGTATTCCGATACGTGGTCAAGGGTGCGTGCTTGCGTATTGGCCGACTTGGTGAAATCATCCAACGCCTTCTGTGCCTGCTCAAACGCAGTAGCGACAGCGCCAACCTTGTAGGCGGCTTGCTGAAACTTGTATGACAAATCCTTGTTTGATGAGTAGATTTCAGCAGAACGGCGCAGGTTATCCGCTAAACCCTTCGTCTTTTCCATCAGTCCGGGGTCACCGGGTCGTGTTTGACCCGAAAAATAGGGAACATCCTGAACCGCCCAACCCTGATGCTGACCCTTTTCGTCAGCGTTGGGGGCTGGCTGTTGGGTCGGCGTAAAGCCGTGCGTACCCGTGCTGATATACAGCCTCTTGCTTGCGGCTACATTGGACAGAGTTTTGACCGATGCCAAGACTGTTGAGTTGCGTAGGTTGGATGCGAGTTTGGACATCTCGACTGTTTGCTCGCTGCCCGTGCGATATTGGTTGCCGTGGAAAGGGTGTCCTACGACGTCACCCTTTGCTACGCTAATCCAGTCAAGGATTTCACTATCAAGGCTGGATGTTGAGAAACGGCTGTCCATAGACCCTAGATTACAACAGGGGTGTGACTTTCCTATTCTTTAGTCGCAGCAACTGTTAGGAAATAAACTTACCGCAGGCTCTTTTGGATTTCCTGTGCTTGGCAACAACAATGCCACAAACTAGGCATCTGCCCGTGCTGAAAGGCGAGATGTCCTCGGTGTCGTGTTGGAGATTAGTCTGGTGTAGTTGTGTCACGGGGTTTAAGATACACCCCTTTAGTCATTTTTTGTGTGATGGTATTTGAGCAGTCGTGATGCTGACCCTCTGGTATCCACTCACCGCACTTGGAACACATCATTGGTTAAGTGGGGGTCGGTGATTTCCTTACCGCAGACTGGTGAGTTGCAGTGCATCGGCCCCTGAACTCGAACATTTGCCTCTAGCAGGTCTAGTGAAACCGGCAGGAACTCATCCTCTGGGTCACGCTCGGCGGGGTTGGTGAGGTCAAAGCGTTTTACGCAGGCAAGGCAAAGCAGGATGCCATTGTTGGTGTAAGCAACGGGTTGGTCGGTCAAGGTCGTGTCCAAATCTCTAGGTGAAAGTCAAGGAACAGGAAGTAAATGTTGATGGCTACGCCCGTGCTTCCAAATGAGTTTTTGCTACGCCATTGGTAGAGGTGAAATCCCAGTCCAAAGTCACGCAGCGTGACGGAGAGCCAGCCCTCGGTTCGCCACTTCTTGCCTCGCTTGCTGATTTCCTTCGTTGGCATTAGTTTTCCCTACGCTCGTAGTAATAATGGCAGAAGTATACCGAAATCGGTATGGTTGTGGCAGATTTCACTACGCTCGTAAGTGGTCATAGTTCTCTCCATTGGAAGTCGCAGGCTTTCCAGCCATCGTCGTAGGCCTGCTCTGCCCAGTCAAGCACCTTGATTACATCGCAGGGGTAGGGGATAGTGAAACACGCTTGGCATTGGTCGTCGGCTTCGTTCTGACCGACACGGTGTTTCGCTCGTAGGGCTTGGCGTTCGTCGGGTGTCATAGTCTTTCCCCACACTTAGGGCAGAACTCATTAGGAATAAACTTGTACCCACGAAAAACTTTCAGCATACGAAACTGAACGTGCCTGCACTCATTTGTAGGCAGTGCGTCAGAAGTGGCATTTGCACGGATTTCACCTTCGGGGTTCTGGGTGTTGGCGATGTCCTGTTGGCGGCTCACGGCTTGCGATGTCCTTGCTGAAAGGCGTGGAGATAGCCTTGAACGGACTTGATGAAACGGCGAAGTCGGCTCACTTCACCACCCTGTATTGGTTTGCTTCGTTGATGTTGTCAATGATGTTGTGTAGTTGCTCAATGGCATCCCACCAGCCCAAGTCGTAGCCCGTGCGGTGAGCCTTCTCGGTTTCACTAATCGGGTAGCCACGCTCGGCGGCTTCTTTGTCATCCTTCTCGTAGTCCTCTTTGGAAGGCGGCTTGTGTTGCATCAAGCGTTCCTGAACCAGTTCCAGCAAAAGTGCCTCTGCTCGGCTCTGCGCCACTTTGATTTCTCGGATGCTAGGTGCTGTTTCTACGCCACCCATTAGTTGCCTCTAGCCCAGAAGCCTGCGGCGAAACCGATGGTGCTGGAAACCAGCGAGCAGATGACTGCGATGGTGGTGTGTGACATTACTTACCCTCTCTGATGTTCATTACGATGCGAACGGCTTCGGTGAAACCCATTGCAAACCCGTTCTCAAACTCGGTCTGCTTGGCAAGTGCCAACTTGGTGTGGTGTTCAGCCTCACTGCGTAGTTGGTAATACGCTTCATCCAACTTCCTGCCCATTAGTTTTCACTACCCTTCTCTGCGTGGCCCTGAAGCCGCTTGATTTCATCGTTGATGTAGAACACGGCCTTTTCCAAGTCCTCGATGGTCTTGCCCGGCTTGTCACTGTCCTTTAGACCGGCTCGCCACAGATACTTGATGGCGTTGCCAATGTTGAAGTTGCGGTGTCGGGTGATTTGGATGCACTCAACGCCGGATGGGTCACTCGTGTAATGCGGTGGGTGGTTTACAAGGTCGGTCATTGGTCATCCTTTGACCTCGGCAACAATAGCGAAATAGGAGTGAGAAGGTTGGCTTTCACGGCAACCCTCTTAGGGTCACCGTTGTATGGAGTGCCTTGTGGGTAAAGTTCGTTGGCGTAGCCACCACCGAGTAGTCGCACACGAGTTTCCGAACGAGGTGGCGCATCTTGGCATACCTCACACGCACATCTGGCTAGTCGGCTTTCAGCCCACAAGACGAGGCGGTTGCGTTCGGCATCTTTGAGGTCAACGGGCATAGACGAGGCATTGCGCCGCCATTTCACCTCTACCTCAATATTTGCCAACACGCCATCGGGCAGTTCCTTGTAAAGGTCGTGGTCTTGGATTTTCCAAATCCCGTTGTAGCAGTAGCCGCCAATAAGTCTAAATGTGCCGATTTCAGCAGCAGCGGAGTGGACATTAGCCACTTCGTTGTCTGCCATCAGTTTTGTAGGGTCGTAAGAGTGGCGGTTGGACTTGGAGAGGTTTTGCTCGTTTCGCCCTTTGCCAACCATCCACGCAAGGCCGTTTTCCCACGGATAAAGCATCGTTCGCCAGCCATTGTTTTGCAAGTCGGTCAGGCTCATTGGTTTGCCCTCGCACAAGTGTTTTGCTGGTGGGCTTTGAGCAGGTAGTCCTTCTCGCTTCCCGTAAAGGTTTCACCACACTCGCACTCAATGCTCGGCAAGACTTCCGGCTCTAGTGGCGTGGCGATTTGGCTGGACAGACATTCCTGCTGACCATAGGAAGTGTGCAACCACATTGAGGGGTTTTCACCATCGGTGTAGTAGGCAACGATTTCTTTGCCACAGATACAAAGGGTCACTAGTGACCTTCACGGATAGCCGACATACCCAAGACTTCCTTCGCCCACTCGTAGCGAGCCTCTACGGGTGTGCTGATAAGGGTGGTGGCTTCCTGCCTCTCGGCTTCGGTCATTGCCGCTACGGGCAAAATAATCGCCCCTTCAGGCACAAAAAGGACTTCACCTTCGGGGGTCACGATGATGTGCTTGCCCAACTTCGCCATTGGCGTGTGAAAGTCGCTCTCATCGTTCCACGGATAAGCGATGGTCACTGTCTCTCCTAGATGTTCGGTTCAGGCGTTGGTGGAATAATCCCCGTTGCCGGTTCTGTTGCTGTCGGTGGCGGTAATGCTATCGCACAGTCGGGGCAGAAAGCAAACGGTGGTCTAGCACCATAAATGTTATTAAACCACTCGGCACGGGCGTGGTCACACGAACTTTGGATATTGGTCATCGCTTACCTTTCAGCAGATGTTGGATGTAGTCAAACGCCCTTTCGTAGGCGTTGGCCTCGGCGTTTTTACGGTTCTGCCACGACCAGTTGATTTGCTTGCCGAGCCACGAGTTTAGGTCGTTGATGACTTCACCATCATCTTGCACAATGAACTCAATGGTGGCGGCGTGGTCGCTGTTTTCATCCTCTAGACCGTCTGCCACCGTGCTATCCCACCCATCGTTGGAACACAGGCAGTTTTCACCACAGGCCGACTGCGGTTCACGCTCAATGACGATTACTTCGGTCAGCACTTCCAAAAGTTCACGGATACGGGAAATATCGCTCTCAATAGACATTGCTACTCGCTTTCAGGGTTGGGGTCGAGAACGCCCTTCAGGAAGTTGTCAAGGTCGTGGACTGTGCCTTTTCCAGCATCCACTCGCTGGGCAACCAAGTCGTTCAGGCGGTTCATATTTATGGTAAAGATTTCACGGATTTCATCGTTGAGTGCTGATGTGCGCTCGGCAAGTTGCGCCGACAACTGTGCGGCTTCCGCATCGTTGATTTCACTAGCCAACCACTTGCGTTGGATGTCGTAGTTCTCTAGCCCGTGCTGGTAGAGAGCAATGTGTCGTGCTTCCTTCGCTCGTTTGGCAAACAGTTCCTCAACTTGGGCAATGAGGTAGCCCAACTTTTCAGCCTGATGCTCAATGGAAGCAATGAGCGCGGGGTCTGGGTATTGCGGCTCGTCAGGGATTTCGTCATAGTTGATGGTCATTGCTGGCAACACTATCGGGGTTTAGTGTCCTTTGTCAAGTGTTCTCGCCGCCATTTCACCATCGTTTTCCAATACAAGACCCCATAGACCGCCGAAGCGAGCAGGAAACCATACTGTTTGGTGGCAAGGGCGTAATACACCCACGCAAAGTTCAGGATGAACAAGAAAAGCCAGCCCCACCAGAACTTTTTTGCGGTGAAATATGTGCCGAGCAAGCCGAGCGAACTAAGCACCCACGCCCACATTAGTCAGCCTCTCGAAGCAGTGCTGTTAACGGCAAGCCAAGTTGCCGCAACGCACCGTCAGGCATCTCGGTTTCCTCAACCCACGCCCGATACGAGCCTTCGGTGGTGGTGAACCTGTATTCCCCGATTTGGAACTTGACTTTTGGCGTGGCGGGTGTACTGCTGTTGCCCGATGCGATGTCGGCCACATCCTCTTGGTCAAAGCCAGAGCCTTCCAAACTGTTAAGTAGTGAAATCGCAGACAAAAGAGCATCATTGTCGTAAGTTGCTTTGTCAGCCGTGCGGTTGTCGGCTAGAACGATTTTCGCAGCCTGTTTGTCATCTACATCCACCCAGACAACGGCGATTTCTGTCCAGCCAAGTGCTGAAGCGGCGGCAGCCGTATGGTTGCCCTTCAGTATTTGGTTGTTTCGCTTGTTCACCACTACGGGGCGGTATTGACCGAGAACTCGAAGGCTTTCACTAATCGCCCCGATGTCTCCCTCACGGGGGTTGTTGGGGTATCGCTTCAGTTCCTTGATGGGAACGAGAGTGGTTTCCACCATCGTCATCTTTTGGTCGGCGGTCTTGGCGGTCTTGGTTTTTTCAGTTTTCGGCGGCTTGGGGTCGTTTGGAATATCCAAACGGTCACGGATTTCCTTGACTATCTTGGCCTTTTTTTCACCAACCGCATCCTTGATGGATGAGAGCCAGATTTCGTGCAGGGAGTAATCCAACTGCCCCCGAAACTCGCCCAAAACGATAGAAACGGGTGGTGTTAAGTCATCCGTAGGCTCATCCTCAATAAGAGGCTTGGAAACGCCCCCAGAGGTGTCGCTGTGCAGTCCGTCTAGTTCATCTACGAACTCCGTGTCAAAGCCCGTTCCTTCCAAATCTGGCAAAGATTTCAGCAGGTCAAGCAGCAACTCATTGTTGTAAACGGCGATGTCCGAAGTGCGGTTGTCGGTAATCAGCACACGCAGAGCCTCATCCTCGCTTCCCTCAAAGTGGGTCACGGCGATTTGTTTCCAGCCGAGGCTCTTTGCTGCCTTCCAAGTGTGCGTTCCCGCCACGATGGTGTCACCCCAGACAACGACAGGTGAATACTGCCCGTTGACTTCCAAACTTTCGGCAATAGCCGCAACATCACCTAGACGAGGGTTCTGTGGGTGTGCCTTGATGCTGTCAATGGGAACAAGTTCGGCTCGGACGTTTATGTTCATTACCCCACCCTACTTCACGGATTTCACTAACGAAGTGTAGGATTTTGTTATGACCAACCCTTTTCTAACCAATGCGCTTGTTCCTGCGTGGTACGAAGTTGGTCTGCTGAAGGCCAGCGAGCAGTCCAAGCACCACAAGTCAAAGGCCGAATATCACCGCAGGATGGCACAAGCGTTGACCGCACGAGGCTTCCTATACCCCGCCAGCCTGCACACCCAAGCGGCGGTTGCCCACGACAATGCAGCGAAGTTGAGCGAGGACAACTCTGGTGATGAGAACGCCACTGAGGATGCCAATGATGCTTCGAGCGCAGCCGAAAGTGCCAGCGCAGCCGTTTCCACGGGTTTCACTAGCGATGCCGGTGGTGCGGTTTCAGGCGGCGATGCCTCGTAGATAGCAGAAACCCCTCGCCTTGGGTAAGAACGAGGGGTTTCCACATACTTCGCAGTTTTGCAGTGTCGGACTGCTGTGCTGTTTTTGCAACAGGATTTTCCTGAAGCAGGGTCACCTTAGCAAGGTTGGTATCCCCGTGCAAGCACTACTCGGTGGTTTAGTATTTCACCACTATGAGCGCATACGACCTAACCCAGAAGCCTGTCCTCGTCACTCTGACTAGTGAAAAAGCAGCCGAAGTCAAAGAGTTTTGCCACGAGGTGGAAAGACACAAACTCGCTAACGGCGGTGACTGGGCAAACACTTTCCGCTTCCCCGTAGCAACGATTATGGCAACCAGTATTCAGGGCTTCTTGGGTGAGGTGGCGATTTCACAAGTCTTGGGTATCCCGTACAAGTATGAACTCAAA